AACAAATTATTACACCGGGCTCAAAAAGCCGGAACGATGTCGCACTTAGAAAAATTCGAACCTGTATACGGCGATTTCGCCGACTTCGACTTTTTCGATGCAACATTACAATTAACAAGAGGGCGCGAGGTATTCGACGCCCTACCATCCGAGATTCGAAAAGAATTTAATCAGTCTCCGGCAGAGTTCTTCGCGTTCGTGAATGACCCTGCGAAAGTGGATGATCTCGGTAAAATACTGCCTGAACTGGCAGCACCCGGACGACAAAACATAGATGTGTCCGGAAAAACGCCGCCAGAGGCGGCAGCGGAGACGGTAGAGGCGGGAACGCCGCCTCCCGCTCCTACTGCCCCTGCAGAAAATGCAGCAACCTAGCGACCCCCTAAATGGGGGTCGAAAGTTTGCTCCCGTTATCCTGTGGATAACTTCTTGCCGGCAGAAATGCCGGCATCAGTTCCCCCTATACTTGATATGGAACTGGCGCACTGGTCCCAAAAGGGCAAAAAATAGCCTCAATCGGAAGAAAGCTTGCGAAATGACGTAAATAGGCGTAAAAAAGCCCAATATGGACCAAAGCGCCAAACCAATCACATAGGAAACCTATGAAAAACAAAAACTTACAAAAAGGTGTGCTGGATCCAGCACACAAAACCTTAATCACGTTGTTACTCTTGGCAACGCTGGTGGGCGCCTGCAGTGTTACCTCTTTACAATGTAGCACTGATGGCGACTCCTCCCACGTTAGCCTAAATACAACACCAAAAATCCTGTCACAAAATGCTCGAAACATGGCACTCTTATGTGCCTTTGCATACGACGAAGGGGAAAGCAATGAGACGTAGAAAAATGAGCTTCAAAAAATCTAAAAGAACCTTTAAACGGTTCTCGGGCACGCATCCAAAAAACAACCGGTCAGTGACCGCCCGAGGCGGTTACCGGCTGTAAAATGTGCCCTGTTATACCCCACTCAAAGGATACAAAGACCCTAGCTCAGGCGCGCTTGTATTCAATCAAAAAGGCACTGCTCAAACGATGGAAGTGGCTTGCGGTAGCTGCCTTGGTTGTCGCCTCGATCATGCTCTCATGTGGGCTATTCGGATCGTCCACGAGTCCTATCTGTATCTCGATCAACAAGGCAATTCATTTATTACTCTTACCTATCGCGACCCCTCAGAATGTACCAAAAAACAATTCAAGCTCGGATACTTTATCCCTAGCAACTACTCTCTTCGACCAATCGATGTGTCAAAATTCATCCGACGCCTTCGGAAATCTGTCGACCACAAAATCCGTTATTTCTATTGCGGAGAATATGGCGACGAAAACCAAAGACCCCATTATCACGTGTGTCTATTCAATCACTCCTTCAGCGATCAAAAATTATGGAAGGATAAGGAGGGATTTCACACCTTCACATCTGACACGCTGGAGAAACTATGGCGGTTCGGGTTTACAACCGTACAAAATCTCAATTTCGAAACGGCTGCTTATACTGCCCGATACGCCCTCAAAAAAATCACCGGCAAAAAAGCCGATGAATACTACTTACGGTGCGACGAACACGGGGAAGCCTATTGGCTACTCCCCGAATACATACGAATGTCCACTGGCCGCGATAAACCGTGCGGCATAGGAGCTGGATTTTATGAAAAATTCCGCGACGATATATTCCCATCCGATGAGGTTCCTGTCCCTGGAAAAGGCGTTATACGCAAAGTACCTCGGTACTATCAAGACATCTTACAAACCAATGACCCAACTACGCTTGCCGCTGTCAAGGAACTGCGGCAAATCTTCATCAAAGCTCACGCGGCAGACTTCACTCCCGAAAGACTCCGTGATAAATACACTTGCGCGCAAGCGCGATTAAACAAGAGGACACTCTAATGAAAACGCAAATATATTCGATATTCGACACAGCTTCCGCTACTTACCAGCGACCAATGTTCGCTAGAGCGGATGGCGAAATCATGCGCGAGTTTCAAAATATCTGCACGGATAAAGAACACCCGTGCGGACAACACCCCGAGGACTATTCTTTGATACGCCTCGGTAACTTCAACGACCAAAACGGCCTGGTAGGAAACGAGGATAACGAGTGCCTAGCAACTGGCCTCGAAATGATAGCGCTTGTTCAAAGCAAAAAATCACAGACAGGAAATAACTCATGAGATCACAACATGCATTCTCAAACGTACCAACGGCGAATATTCCAAGGTCGTCATTTAATTTATCTCATTCACACAAGACAACTATCGACGCTGACTTGCTTTACCCAATTTGTCAGCCGATCGATATAATACCGGGCGATACATTTAACTTTAAAACAAGTTTCTTCCTCCGGCTTAACACAATGCTAAGGCCAATCTTGGATAACTTACGGTTCGAGACGTTCGCGTTCTTCGTACCGTATCGTACTATCTGGGATAACCATGGTAGATTCCATGGTGCCCAGGACGATCCAGCGGACTCGATAGACTTCACAATACCAATTCTTAGCGTAGCGACAGATGTCGACACTGGCGACTTAGCGGATTATTTCGGCTTGCCGATAACGTTCAGCCCGAATGAAACGGATGTATCCGCACTGCCCTTCAGGGCATACAGAAAAATATGGAACGAATGGTTTCGGGACGAAAACCTTCAGGATTCATTAGTTTTCCTGACCACGAACGGGCCTGATAATGAAACAAACTCGGGCTCTCAAGCAGCCCCACAACCACGCGGCAAAAGGAAGGATTATTTCACTTCCTGTTTACCATGGCCGCAAAAACAAACTGCAGCGGTATCGCTGCCTCTAGGCTCAACGGCGGATGTATTCACAGCCGTTGGCTCCAACGTAACCATCGGACTGTGGTCCGTTGGTGCAGCAGCCTGGAGAAACATAGCAACCGATCAGGCGATAGCGGATGTCGACCCGGCCGGCTCTGGAGCCGAGGCCGGCAAATTATATGCGGATTTATCGGGTGCGACTGCAGCAACAATCAATGACATTCGTCTAGCGTTTCAAACGCAGAGACTATTAGAGCGTGACGCACGCTCGGGAACACGATATGTCGAAGTACTTAAAGCACACTGGAAAGTCACTTCCCCTGACTTTCGCCTACAACGCGCAGAATTTCTGGGCGGTGGAAGTTCTGTTATATCGCTATCACCTGTTGCGCAACAAAACGCTCAAACCACACCTACGGAAAGTGATAAAGTCGGCAATCTTGCCGCAAATGGAACGGTTAGCGGGACGCATTCCTGGACAAAATCGTTCGTAGAACATGGTGTGGTAATTATCCTAGGAAACATCCGTGGCGACATCTCATATTCACAAGGAATCGATAGAATATGGTCGAAAGCAACGCGGTACGACTTTTATTATCCGGTCCTGCAGGGAATTGGGGAACAAAGTGTCCTCAATAAGGAAATCTGGGCCGATGGCTCGGCCAACGATGAACTCGTTTTCGGCTACCAGGAACGCTATGCGGAATATAGATTCCTGTCATCAAAATTAACTTCACTAATGCGACCCGATGCAACGGGTACGCTGGCCTCCTGGCATCTGTCGGAGGACTTCTCAACATTACCCGCGCTGGGCGCGACATTCATAACCGCCAATACTGGCGTACCACTGGACCGCGCTATAGCGGTTCCATCACAACCGCAATTCTTTGCGGACTTCTATCACGAAATCAGAGCTGCTCGGCCGTTGCCGTTGTACGGCATACCGGGCGGAATAGATCGCTTCTGATGGGGATAGGAAAAATAATAAAAAAAGTTGGGGGCTTCGTAGGCGGGCCTATAGGCTCGGCTGTAATATCTGCATTTGGGCAAAGCCAACAAAATAAGCAGAATAGAAAAGCAGCCCAACGACAAATGGACTTTCAGGAAAGAATGTCCAACACGGCGATACAACGCCGAATGGCCGATCTTAAAAAAGGCGGCCTAAATCCTATACTTGCGGGTATGTATGATGCATCAACGCCGGCGGGCGCCATGGCTACCATGGGTAGCATAGGCGGCGCCGCGGTAAGTGGTGCACAACAAGGCGCAGCGGCTAAGCTAGCCGGATCGACCTCGAGGAGAATCCTGGAGGAAGAATTAGACTTCATACGAGCAAAAACCAATCTTACAAATGCCCAGGCAGGTGCTATAGCACCTGTGTCCGCAGCCGGAAAAAAAATAGGCAGCTGGATCAATTCAATAACTGAGGCAGATTGGGCTTCAATGTCAGATCAACTGAAACGAGATATAACGAGTGCATTAGAAGCATCAAAAAAAAGTAAAACAAGATACCGGGAAAGAGGTATTAAAGCGTTCGATAAACGAACGCGGAAAAAGCCAATGACTATTATTATTAGAAAAGGACGCGGCGAATGAGCATACAAAACATCGGAAAGCATGACGAGGACGGCCGTTTAATTCAACCTGTTTACAAAGACGGCCGAACAAAACAGTCCTTTAAGGACGATACGGACATTAACAAATTATTACACCGGGCTCAAAAAGCCGGAACGATGTCGCACTTAGAAAAATTCGAACCTGTATACGGCGATTTCGCCGACTTCGACTTTTTCGATGCAACATTACAATTAACAAGAGGGCGCGAGGTATTCGACGCCCTA